GGCATGAGGGCACGTACAAGATCGATACTTATCATATCGCTTGCGGACTTCAAGTCTAGGGTAGCAACACTCCCATCCTCTGATCCGCGTTTGGCCATAGCCTTGTTCTTAGGCTGTTGGTTGCGAATGTCTAAGCCGATACGCCGTAGGGCACCTTCTAGGTACATGCCTGCAGCAAGCTGCAAGCACATATTCCCGGAAGGCTCTATTGCGATTGTACGTTCAGTGTCCTCGTTTTTGGGCACTGTTGTTAGTCGTGAACCTTCAATCTGCGATGTTCCCGAAACTCCTTTGTGACCATCCCTGGCCACGAAGTAAGGGTTAGACTTGCGCAGTTTAAGAACCAAAGGTTCGCACAGAGCGGTACAAGTCATATCTTGATAAATCTTATCGACAGAGTGGGTACCCTTAACGCCATTGCTGGCTCCGGGGCCAAACCGCCAATTCGAAAAAAGATATGACATCTCGAGTGGCTGCTGTATGGCCAACTCATCGAAGGTAAGTGTATAACGCTCTAAAACATTAGTAATGAAATAACGAGCGTTTTCAACTATCCCTCGAGGGAGTGCAAGAGAAGGTGGAGTATCTTGTTGCAACACTCTTACCTTCTCATTAATTGCCAAGAAATCGGCAATTGCTTTCTCCCGGAGATCTTCTCTAAGGAAGCGTGCACGTTTTCGCGCACGTTGTACCTGACGCGAGACCGCGGCGTTTTGCGGTCCCTTGTCAAGAAGCTCTTCTAACAGTGTGTCGAAAAACATCTCGAGACGCTTCTCTCCACACGGAACGTTACTTTTACTCACAGGATATCTCCCGATGATAATAACGGTTTGATCAAGAATTACCGATGTCTCCTACGAGACGGACTAAGTGAAACTACTTAGTCTTCGTCGCCGACGTTTCCGTTTGATTCATCGTTTCCGATGATCTCATGGATTCGAGCAGCGATGCAGCGGCAGAGGCGTTCGCTCTGATCTGGGCAACAGCAGTATAAAACGGCTCCGTCAGAATCGGAGGTGCGTAAGCGACAATAATCATCGCAACCGCAACCCCAACGCAAACGGACGTCACACGAGCCCAGGTCAAAGTACACCTGTCAACACCGTGACCGAAATACCGCTCGCTTGTTCCATGCCAACTCCAAAATGGCAGCTGATCATGGCGCGAATTTCTTCCGGTTCGTATGTGTCAACCCCTGCAGGAACCTCAATGATCGTGGTGATTTGTGGTACCATGATCGATTGATTCGCAGCAGGTGCGGCCCCCTTACGCGTCTTGAGTTTATAGACGTTTAGAGGGACATTCTTGATGATTCCCGTTACAGGATTTGCCTGCGGTAACGTCCTCAAGACTGCCGGCCTGAAGAATGAGAGCGTGAATGGTTTTGAAACCGAATTCACGTCCACACCCGTCTGGGTGCCACCCAATGCGCTAATTGCATACTGCTTAGCGTTAATATTAGGAGGCGTGTCAGCAGAGAGCGTATAAGTCGGGGAAGTTAATCCCGTGACCGTAGCGCCTGTTACAGGTGAAGCTGGTGCAAAAGCCATGTATGGCTCCTTTGAATCTCTCGGATCTACTTGGTTAACCTAGTTAGTAAGACTAGATCTTCCTTGTATTTCTTTGAGCGAGCACAGACGCAAGGTTCATCACCTTGTTGAGTCCGTACTTTGCGATTTCATCCACCGTTCTAAGGCGGAGAGCACGCGTAGGAAGGACGGCAAGTGGAGCGCGAGTGAACGAGACATAGCGGTAAACAGATGTACCTGCTGCAAAAGTCCCAGTGTAACCGGGAGCAAAAACAGCAAACATTCTGCCCGTAGTGTCTACTTGGTACTTCGTGGTTCGACAACAGTATTTGAGGTTACCAGGTAACGTCTCAAACGTGTCATCTAGCCAGTCGCCTACAGTAGTAAAATAGTCCACCACCCAGGAGTAGGGGGTAAGCTCCCAGATTGCTCCGGGGACAGCCCTCAAACTTAAACCTAGGTGATCGGACATACCGTAGGAAGCACTAGACCTAATTTTCAGGTCGATGCCTGCCACAATCTGGACACCGAGCTTGTGCACAGCGTAATCGTGGTAACCCACTTTCACGCCAGCGCAGACGGTCGTGTTGGCCGGTGTTACAAGGCCAGACGTATAGTCCATACTCGCTGTACCCGTAAGGCGTACTGAGTGATCTTCTCGAGTTTGATAATCGAGAATAGCGTTAGCAGCACTAGAAAGGTCCTGGATCAGGGGACTTACCCCGAAACCAAAACCCAACCAGACCTCACTAAATGCATTAAGGGCACTCTTGCCACGTGTTTTCTTGATGGCGAGCGCAGCTTTCAACATCCTCTCTGTTATGCCGTTGATCTGTCGCACTATGCGATGGACTTCACGACTTTCAGCGAGTGGTGCTGCAAGCTTTGCCCTACCAATGTGACCGGAAAGCTTGTGTTTCAAGCTACTCAACGCCCGATCCAACAGGACGCTAGAGTCGCGTTGATTCTCAAGTGCCGAGCCGTTGTCGCTGCCCTCTCCGATATTCTTATGTGTCGAATTTTCGGAGGTGACTTGATAACGATTCGGTTTTAAGCGACGCATCTCCATTGAATATGGATTTGTTGCGTCGCCCCCGCCGGTTACTAGCTGACGCCAGTTTGGCAACTTAACGACAGTTCTCGTACTGTTACCCATACTTGCAGTAAAGTCGTTCAGTATGATACGACTAGTAAGACCAAAGGTCTTATCGGTCGACTCATACCAAGCATACTTTCTGTAAGTGCAGGGTTCAGTAGTTGATCTACCGTACTCCCGGTTATGACGCTTTTGACCGGGTAAGAGGGGGTAAAACTTTGGCTTAGCAGCCATTGGACCTCCTCTATGTTGTGGCTGTAATCAACAGACACGGAGAAATCCGTGCCTAAAAGGGACCCTTTAGTCAAAAGCACGCTGGACAGTAGCCCAGCGTGCCCATGACATCCAACTACCAGTCAAGTCGAAGTTGCGTCGGGTAGCTAAACCCGAAACAAGTCGATAACAATTGTCTCATGAATGCAGGGTTACTAGTCCTGTAAACGTTGGACAAAAGTAGACAGCTCAAGAACGGATTAGTCATCCGAAACTCGAGTGTGTGGCCAGTATAGCCACGGGTAGTTGGAGGAGG